GGGCATTGCGCGCCGCTTTTGTTTTCTAGCGGGTGAATTTCTGGGTAAGTGAAATCTCTCCCAACAGGTGAAATAGTGAAATGGATGGTGAAATCAGATTCCTGAGCAAGTCGAAGTTCGCGGCTGAGCAGGGCTGGAGTCCCAGCTATGTCACCAAGCTCGGGCAGCAAGGGCGCCTGGTGTTGTGTGAGAACAAAAAGCTGGTCAATGTCGATGCGACCTTGGCCATGCTTCGGCGCACAGAGGATCCAGGCAAGGACTCCGTTCGCCAACATCACCAGGCCGGCCGTGTTGAAAAGCATGTTGGCGCGCACGTGGAACCAGACGCTCCCACGGATGACGAACCTGGAGCAGCTGCTGGTGCGGATCCCAAGTATTGGGACAACAAGGCGCGGCGTGAGGGAATGCTGGCAGACCTGGCCGAGCTTGAGCTGGCCAAGAAGCGCGGCGAGCTGGTGGAGCGGCAACGTGTGGAAGCCATGGCGTTTGCTGCCGGGCGCACGCTGCGCGATGCCGTGCTCGGATTGCCGACGCAGCTGGCGCCTGTTTTTGCCACCATGACAGATTCCTTTCAGATCGAAATCAAGCTGCGCGACGCATTGCGGCAAGTATTCGCCGATGCGGTGAAGATGACGGCTGACGATCTGACCCGGGCATCTGAGCAATCGCACTGATGGGTACAGTTGCGGATGGTGGCATAGCCTATCTGGCCAGCTTCCAGAAAGGTATTGAACCGGATCCAGATCTCTGGATTGATGAGTGGTCCGATGAATACATGCGTATTCCGCGTGGTAATGGTGCCGAGCCTGGGAAATACCGTACAGACCGGACACCTTTCGCACGCGAAGTCATGCGGTGCTTGTCGCCCATGCACCCGGCCAAGCGGGTGGTGGCCATGGTGGCATCTCAGCTGCTGAAAACACAGGTAGGGATCAATTGGCTGTCGGCCTCGATTCACCAGGCGCCGGGGAACATGCTGGTACTGCTGCCTAGCCTGGGACTCGCAAAGCGGGTTTCTGGCCGGATCGGCAAAACGATTGATGAGGTTCCACCCCTGCGAGAGCGCGTGGCTCCTGTGCGTTCCAGGGACAGCCGCAACACGATCGACACCAAGGAATTCATCGGCGGAACCCTGTACATCACGACAGCCGGATCTGCGGCCAACTTGGCCGAGATTCCCGCCCGTTACGTTTATGGCGACGAGGTTGATCGCTGGGAAGTCTCGGTTGACCAGGAAGGGGATCCGGTTGAGTTGGCCGAGACGCGCACCAGCACCTTTGGCCGCAACGCCAAAATCTATTACACCAGCTCCCCCACCATCGAGGGAGCCAGCCGGATTGCTACGCTGTATGGCCAAAGCGACCGGCGCCTGTATTACGTGCCGTGTCCACACTGTGGGGAATTCCAGACGCTGGAATGGGAAAACCTCTGGTGGGCTGAAGATTTCAGCGTTGCCACTTACGTTTGCGCCGCATGCGGTGCGCATATCGAGGAAAGCGCCAAGACTGAAATGCTGGCCGCCGGCGAATGGCGCGGAACCGCCCAGGGCGACGGTGAGACGGTTGGATTCAACCTGTCGGCACTATACGCGCCGTTGGGATGGGTTTCGTGGGTCTCGTTGGCCAAGCAATATGCCAAGGCCAAGGCGGCCGACGAAAAAGGCGACCCCGAGCCCATGCAGGTGTTTTACAACACCCGCTTGGCCCGTTGCTGGGACAACATCAAGGAACGTACCCAGCCGGAAGAACTGAAAGGCCGGGCTGAACCATACCCATTGCGCAGCGTGCCGGATGACGTTCTGGTGCTCACTGCTGCAGTTGACACCCAGGATGGGCGTCTCGAGCTGAAGATCCAGGGTTGGGGCGAGGGGATGGAACGCTGGATGATCGATTACCAGGTCATCCATGGCGATCCCGCGCTCGATGCAACCTGGGAGGCTCTGGACGAGATCCTGAAGACGCCACTGCGGCGATCCAACGGGCTCAACATGACCATTCGGGCCACGGCCATCGATTCCGGGGGCCACCATACGCAGGAGGTTTACGAATTCACGCGCCGGCGTAAATACCGCATGGTCTTCGCCGTGAAGGGGGCCAGCAAGCCGGGGCGTCCAGTCGTGGCCGGGCAGCCCAGCAAAGTGGACATCAACCGCCGCGGCAAGATTGAGAAGGGCGGCGCCGAGCTTTGGATGGTGGGGACCGATACGGCAAAGGATTGGTTGCACAGCCGCTGGAAGATTCCTCACGGGCCCGGTGGGGTCCACTTTTCGCAGGATCTGCCGGAAGACTTCTATGCTCAGCTCTGCAGCGAGCGCCGTCTGATCAAGTATGTGAAGGGCCATCAGCGCACCGAATGGGTTAAATCCAAGGCAGATCGCAACGAAGCGCTGGATTTGAGTGTGTACAACCTGGCAGCGGCGCATCGGCTGGGGTTGCACAAATGGCGGGAAAATGATTGGGCTCGCGAGCGCATGAAGGTTAACCCCCCACAGTCTGAGCTGTTTGCTTCCGTGCAGACGTCTGCACAGGTTGCCGGTGAAGAAAAGCCGGCTCCGGCAAGTCAACCGAATAAAAGCAAGTCCATCGCCAGCAAGTTGGCGTGAGAGAGAGCCATGTTCGATCCATCAAAAAGTTTGCTGGCAGGCCGTTCCAATGCGCAATTGCAAGCCGACCTCAACAATGCGCAGCAGGCCTACATTGACTTGTCCACCGGAGCGAAGGGCGAGAGCTACAGCTACACGCAGGGAGAGGGCGGCCGGTCGGTGACCTACACGCGCGCAAACCTTGGGGCGCTCGCTGCCCTGATCCGGACACTTCAGCTGCAGCTGGGCATTGTCCAGCATGGACGCCGTCCTCTCCGGTTCTTCTTCTGATGGAAAACCCTGTGCAAATTTTGGGGGCGGACGGAAAACCCGTTGCACCCCGCAAGGCCTCTATGTTGGCATCAGGAGGCCGTGCGCCCTACGATGCTGCCGACATTTATGGCTCGGCCATGGCCGACTGGCGCCCATATCTGTGGAGCCCCGACGGCGAGCTCAATATGTACCGCGACCGCATTGTGTCGCGGGTACGGGATTTGGTTCGCAACGATGGATGGGCTTCGGGTGCGGTCACACGGACGCTCGATAACGTCATCGGCGCGAGTTTCCGGCCAATTGCCAAGCCCGATTATCGGGCTTTGGCGATGGCCACAGGCATCAAGGCTTTTGATGCCAAGTGGGCTGATGAGTTCGGGCGTGCCGTTGAAGCCAACTGGCGCACCTGGTCAAATGACCTGGGCCGTTATTGCGATGCCCAGCGTAATCTGACCGTTTCACAGATCATGCGTCTGGCGTTTCGCCACAAGTTGGTAGACGGTGATGCCCTGGCCATGTTGCTGTGGATTCCTGAGCGGGTGGGGGTGGGTCGCTCTCGGTATGCAACCACGATCCAGGTGATTGATCCTGATCGTCTGAGCAACCCCCAGATGCAGTTTGACCAGATGACCATGCGCGGTGGCGTCGAGGTCGATCAATACGGCGCGGCGGTCGCATACTGGATCCGGCGCGCGCACCAAGGCGACTGGTTTTCCGCTGCGCAGGCTGTTCATTGGGACAAGATCCCGCGCGAAACAGACTGGGGGCGCCCAATCATCGTTCATGACTTTGACCATGATCGCGCAGCACAACATCGGGGCGGGGCTGGCATTCTGACTCCGGTCCTGCAGCGGCTCAAGATGCTGGTCAAATATGACAGCACCGAACTGGATGCGGCCATTATCAATGCGATCTTCGGTGCTTACATCGAAAGTCCCTTTGATGCGCAATTTGTGGAACAGGCTCTCGGTGATCAGGCTGAGCTGAACGCTTACCAGCAAGGACGCTCCGAGTTTCACAATGAAAGAAAGATCAAGCTGGGTGATGCCCGCATGCCGATCCTGTTCCCGGGTGAGCAGATCAATACCGTTACGGCGGCGCGCCCGACGTCCAATTTCAGCGATTTCGAGGCTGCCGTGCTTCGGAATGTGGCCTCGGGTACCGGATTGTCGGCCCAGCAAATCTCCAACAATTGGAGCGATGTGAACTATTCAAGCGCCCGCGGGGCATTGCTGGAGGCCTGGAAAACCCTTCACCGTCGCCGCGTTGATTTCGCCCAGGGTTTTGGTCAACCAATCTGGAGCGCGCACCTCGAGGAGCAATTTGAAGTGGATGCGTTACCGCTTCCGAATGGTGCTCCACCCTTTATGGAATTTCGCACGGCCTACTCTGCCGCCAAATGGATGGGTCCAGGTCGTGGGTGGATCGATCCCGTCAAGGAAAAGCAAGGATCTGTCCTGGGCATGGATGCCGGCCTTTCCACATTGGAAGACGAATGCGCGGAAAACGTGGGGCTGGATTGGGAGGAAGTTCTGGACCAACGTAAGCGAGAAATCGAGGCCTTCAGAGAGCGCGGTTTGACTCCGCCCACCTGGGCGGGAATGCAAACGGCAACTGAAACCATACAACCTCAAGAGGCTATCTGATGCCGTTCGCTCATCTTGCACAGCGTCTTTTCAATACGCCGCTCGCCATTCATCCAGCCAAGGCGGAAGTGGTCATGGCGTCATTGGCCGATCGTTTGGGTATCAGCCGTATTGGTCGCCTGGATGGTCGCGTTATCGAGCCGATGGCTTTTGACGATGGCTACGAGGATTTTCGCTCGGCGGGGAACAATCCGCGGGTGGGGTATGACCTGGTGGCTGGCGTTGCCGTGGTCCAAGTCTCGGGGACATTGGTACAGAAACTTGGAACCTTGAAGCCTTACTCCGGCATGACAGGATATGACGGCATTCGTCAAAACTTCCTGTCTGCGCTGGCTGACCCTGAAGCAAAGGCGATCGCATTGGACATTGACTCCCCTGGGGGGGAAGTGGCTGGGTGTTTTGACCTGGTGGACACGATTTATGAAGCCAGAGGCGTCAAGCCAATCTGGGCCATCCTGGACGAGTCGGCGTTTTCGGCGGCCTATGCCATCGCTTCTGCTGCAGACAAGATCATCGTTCCGCGCACAGGCGGCACAGGTTCAGTGGGCGTGATCGCCATGCATGTGGATTGGTCACAGGCACTGGATAGCGCTGGGATCAAGGTGACATTCATCACCTATGGCGATCGCAAGGCTGATGGCGCGGCAGAATTGCCGCTGGCTCCCGAGGCTCTTGCAAGATTTCAGTCTGACATTGATAACATGGGCGAGCTGTTCGTGAACACCGTCGCCCGCAATCGAGCACTCGAACCTGAAAAGGTTCGTGAAACCCAGGCAGCCACATTCCTGGGCGAACAAGGCGTCGAAAAGGGCCTGGCTGATGCGGTTATGGCCCCTGATGCCGCTTTTCTTGCCCTGCTGGAAACGCTGGGTTAATCCTCTCTATCGGAGAATCCTCATGAGTATTGTAAAAAAACTGGCAACTGTGCCTTTCGCGCACTTGCTTGGCATTCGTGCCGAATCGGAAACCGACGAAGAAAAGAAAGATCGCGAAGAGCAAGAAGCCAAACGCGCCGAATGGGCCAAAAAAGCCGAATCGGATCCCGATCGCAAGCAGCGCGATGATGAGTCCGATGAGGACTACGCCAAGCGCATGGAAGAAAAAGACAAGGAAGAAGAGTCCAAGGCCAAGAAGGGGGAGGGTGATGATCCCGAGACCGACATGGCAGACGAGGACGAAAAGGAAAAAGCTGCCCGCGCTTCCGAACGTGCTCGCTGCGCCAAGATCATCGCCCATGGCATCAAGAATGGTTGTGTTCGCCAGGCAGCGGTTTTGGCCTTTGATTCGCAAATGACAGCCAGAGTGGCAATTCTGTCTCTGGATGCTTCCAAGGGCGATATGGAGACCAGCAGCCGTGCAGGCCTTGGCCAGCGCATGGCTGCCGTCACTGTTCCCAACCCGGGTGCTGGTGGTGCAGAAATGCCGAACATGGCTGACCCCCTTGTTGCCGCTCAAGCAACCGCCAAAGCAGTAATTGCTGCAGCTGCCAAAGCCCGCGGCGAAAAAGCGTAACAGCCCCCAGGCTGTTTCCCTAAATGCCCGCCTTGTGCGGGTTTTTTATTTTCAGGAGTGACAAATGACTCTCGCAATCAATAGCCTGGGCGACAACCCCCAACAACCGGGGATTTCCGCCGAAACGTATGTCCCCGATCAACTGATCGCGGGCAATCTCAAGCTGGTATCGGATTCCGTGACCATCACGGGGGGCGCAGTACTTCAACGTGGCAGCGTTTTGGGTAAGGTCTCTGAGGGGACCATTGCTTCCAGCGCCGGCAAAACCTATGCAACCGGTTCCATTACGGTGGCGGCCGTTCCTACGGCTGGTGACACCGTCACCATCGGGGGAACCGCTGTTACTTTTGTGGCGGCAAATCCTGTGGGCAATCAGGTCGTGATTGGCGCCACTGCGGTCGCGACTGCTCAAAACCTGGCAGCGTTCCTGATCGGGTCCACCGATTCGAACCTGGTCAAGTTCACTTATTCTGTGGCCGGTGCAGTTGTGACCACGAACGCTGCCGCGCTGGGTACCGGGGGCAATTCACTGACCTTGGCCACGTCCGATTCTGCTGCTTTCACGTTGTCCGGTGCAACCCTTTCGGGTGGTACAGCCAATGCCGGTGCGGAAACCATTGGCTCCATCTCCGCGGGGCCGTCCCTGAAGCCTGGTGTTTACACCATCACCCTGACCTCTACCACGGCCGCGAACGTGGTTGACCCCACCGGGGATTCGCTTGGCGTGGCGACAGTGGGCACACCTTTCACAGATGCTCAGATCAATTTCACGATCACCACTGGGGCAAGCATCGCTGCAGGCGACCAGTTTGCACTGGTGGCGGCGGTGGGTTCCGGATCTTACAAGCTGGCTTCCGCCTCGGCGACTGACGGCAGCCAGAATCCGGTGGCCATCCTGGCTGATTACACGGATGCTTCTGCAGGCGACGTAACGGGCGGCATCTACATCATGGGCGAGTTCAACAAGGGTGCCTTGATTCTCGGGCCCGGCATCACCCTGGCTTCTGCAAAAGCCGCCTTGGCGCCCCTGGGAATCTTCCTCAAGAACTCTGTCACCGCAAGCGACCCGTCCTAAACCCCGCCCTTTCCCAATAAGAACCCGCTCCGGCGGGTTTTTTTATGGGCGGGCATTTTGGAGATACAGCAATGGGAACAAACAACACCTTCATTTTTGACACGAACACCCTGATTCAGGTTGTCCCCAACCTGAAGCGGGCCCAAAAATTCCTGCTCGACAAATTCTTCCCCAACATCGTCACTTCGGACTCTGAATACGTGTCTATCGATGTGGATGTGGGCAAGCGTCGTATGTCACCCTTCGTCAGCCCTCTGGTCGAAGGCCGCCTGGTTGAGCAGCGCCGCTATCAGACAAACATTTTCAAGCCTGCTTACATCAAGGACAAGCGCGCTCCGGACTTGCGCAAGCCCGTGCGACGCATGATCGGTGAGCGCATCGGCGGCGATTTGCAGGGCATCGAGCGCGAAATGGCCAATCTCGAGTTCGAAATGACCGACCAGATCGATATGCTGGACCGTCGCCTGGAGTGGATGGCTGCGCAAGCGCTGATTGGCGGTGCTGTGACCATTTCCGGCGAAGGCTTTCCTGCCGTTGTGGTTGATTTCGGTCGTGATGCCTCTTTGACTGTTGCCAACTCTGGGGGCGCGGTTTGGTCCGCTGCCAACATCACCGCCGGCACAGCTGTTCCCCACACTGACATTGAAACCTGGGGCCACAACATGCTGAAGAAATCCGGCGGTGTGGCTACCGATCTGGTGTTTACCACCACGGCTTGGGAAATGTTCCTGCTGGATCCGGTGGTCAAGCAAGCCATCTGGTATCCGGGCAGCGGGGTTGGTAACACCGTCCAGATTGGCGCTCAAATCCAGCGCGGCGCGCAGTACAAGGGCCGTTGGGGTCAATACGACCTGTGGGTGTACAACGACTGGTACGTGGATGACAACAACGTCGAGCAGCCGATGATTGTGGATGGTACCGTCATCATGTCTGGGGCAGATCTGATGGGGACGCGCGCTTTCGGCCAGATTATGGATCCAGCTTTCAACTACGAAAGCCTGCCTTATGCGCCGAAAACCTGGGTCGAAAACGATCCGCCCCAGCGCCTCATCATGATGCAGTCCAGCCCGATCGTGATCCCCAGCCGTGTCAATGCCTCCCTGGCCGCGACGGTTTGCCCTGCAGTGGTTAGTTAAAAATGGCCAGACAACTCAATGAGGAGGCCCGCGCGGCCTCCAAAACGAAGGCCATTGTTGCTAAGGGCCGCACCGTATATGTCGGCCGCAAGCCGGTGCATGCGGGCGACGAAATCGAGCTGGCCACGGACGAGGCTGCGTGGCTTCGATCCAACGGTTTTCTGGTTGACCCTGAAGCCACGCCTATTCCCGTGGGCGATGGCCCGAACTTTGGGTCATCGGAAGGGCCCACGGTTAAGGGTCTGGCATGATCGATTGGGGGGCAAACGTCCTGGCTCCCTGCCTGGCCGTGTTTGGCGAGCCCGTCACCTATACTCCGGCGGCGGGCTCTCCTTTTCAGGTCACGGGTGTTTTTGACAATGCCTACAAAGATGTTTCCCAGAGTGATTTTGGGACCGATGTGATTTCCGTCTACCCCGTCCTGGGCATCAACCTGGCTGATTTTCCGGCCCCTCCGGCACAGGGCGACCAATTGACGGTTGCCAGTAACGGCAAAACCTATGCGGTGCGCGAGCCTCGTCAGGACTCTCACGGCGGCGCTTTGCTGATCCTGAACTACCTGAGCGGCTGACATGATTGACCGGACCACGATACGCTCGGCTGCGGTGGCTGCCCTTATTTCGGCAAACACCTCTGCGGGCGCATCCGTATTTTCTCCAAAGGACTGGACTACGCCCAGCGGCAAGTTCCCGCAGATCGTCGTTCGGACGCCAAGAGAACGGAAGGAAAATGTTTCGCCACGTTCTGGCCCCCCCCAGTTTTTCAGCACGATCACGCTGACGGCGACGGGGATGGTAGAAGCCACTACGGAGGCCGTTGCCGAAACTGCGCTGGAAACCCTGTCTGACCAGATCGAAAATGCATTGCTGACCAATGCCCAGTTTGCTTACGTGAATGGCATCCAGCAGTTCTCCTCGGTCGAAACGACCATGAGCGTAGTGGCTGAAAGTGAACGTCATTACGGTGAGACCGTGGTTACCTTTGAAGTCGAAGTATTCCAGATCTACGAGCCCGTTATCGATGCCGCTGGCACCCCCATCGGCCCATCGCTGACGAGCATTGGCATTGTCATTTCTGAGCCTTCGGGAACGGTTGAGCCCGGAGCTACCATCACAGTCCCAGGAGGCTGACCATGTTTGTAAAACCTGCCGAAGGTCTCAAGATTCGTGACCCGTTCAAGCGAGACCATCTGCCCCCAGAAGGCCGCGAGGTTCCGGATGGTGATTTGTACTGGCACCGTCTCGCAAGAGACGGCGATGTGGTTGTGGTCGAACCCGTCAAGGAATCGAAGAAAGCGACCAAACCGAAAGACACGGATCCCGCTTAACACAAGCCAACCCTCGAAATAAAGCCGCCTTGAGCGGCTTTTTTTATTACAGGAGCGCCGAACGATGGCCACAATTCCTTTCGAACACATCCCAAGCAACCTTCGCCTTCCCTTGTTTTGGGCAGAAACCTCCAACACGCAGGCGAATACGGGTGGCCAGAATCAGCGCGCCCTGATTATCGGTCAGATCACATCCGCTGGACTGGCGACCCCCAACGAGCCATTGCAGTGCCTTGGGCCCTCTGATGCGATCACTCAGGGCGGCCCCGGGTCGATGCTGGCCCTCATGACGCAGGCATATTTGAACAATGATGCGTTTGGGACGGTGTATTACCTGCCTCTTTCTGATGCTGGTGGTGCGACTGCAGCATCTGCCTCGATCACTTTTACGGCGGCTCCGACGGCAGCAGGCACAATTTCCCTCTACATCGCAGGGCAGCCGGTCTCTGTGCCAGTTACCGCTTCCGAAACTGTCGCCGCGGTCGCTACAGCCGTTTTCAATGCCATCAACGCTCTGACCAGCCTACCGGTTGTTGCCACCAATGGAACAGCTGGGGTTGTCACAATCACAGCCAAGAACGCGGGGCTTTGCGGGAATGACATCGACTACCGATTCAATTACCAGGGCGCTCCGAACAATGAATTCACTCCGGCTGGGCTGACCTTTACGACCACTGGTACAGTCAGCGGTTCGGGGTATCTGCTCGCCGGCGGCGCAACCAACCCGACCCTGACAACGGCTCTGGCCAATCTGGGCAGCCAGACCTTTGATTTCATTGCGTCGCCCTACACCGACGCTACCTCGATGGCTGCGGTTTCTGCATTCCTCAATGATTCGACAGGGCGCTGGAGCTATCAGAATCAGCTCTATGGGCATGCTTTCATGGCCTCCCGTGGAACATCGGGAACCCTGACCACGCTGGGCAACTCCATGAACGACCAGCACAGCACCATCATGGGGATGTATGACTCCCCGACGCCGAACTGGGTGTGGGCAGGCGCCGTTACTGGGGCCGCTGCGGCCAGTCTCAAGGTTGATCCGGCATTGCCTCTGCAGACTGTAGCGATCAATGGGGTTTCCGCTCCTCCTGCAATCAATCAATTCTCGGTACCGACCCGGAACACGCTTTTGTGGGACGGAATTTCCACATTCACGGTGGATCAGTCGGGGGTCTGCCATATCGAAAATCTGATCACCACCTACCAGAAGAACGGTTCCGGTGTTGCCGATGACAGCTACCTGGAAGTGGAGACCATGTTTACGATCATGTACGTTCTGCGCGCTTTGGCTGCTGTAGTGACCAGCAAGTATGCCCGAGTGAAGCTGGCTGCAGACGGCACTCCGATTGCCCCCGGGGCCCCCATTGTTACCCCCAGCGTTATTCGGGGCGACATGATCGCCAAATACCACTCGCTCTGCTACGACGACGGCGTGTGTCAGAACCCCACTGCGTTTGCGGCCGGCCTTATCGTTCAGCAGAACGCCTCAAACCCGAATCGCGTGGATTGTCTCTACGATCCGGTTCTGATTGATCAGCTGCGCATTTTTGCAACTCTCATGCAGTTCCGGCTGATTTAAACCAACCCCTCGCAATGAGCCCGCTTCGGCGGGTTTTTCTTTTTCTGGAGAGCCCAAAACATGGCAACTACAAACCGCATTGCCGGAACCGCCTATCTGACGGTGGACGGCGTCCCCTATGCCCTGGTGGGCGATCTGGAATACAGCCCTGGAACGGTCAAACGGGAAAGCCTTTCCGGCCAGGATGGCGTTCACGGTTTCAAAGAAATGCCGATTGCCCCTCACATTTCAGGCACTTTCCGCGACATGAATCTTGTTCCTTTGGCCCTCATCAATGCGCTCACGGATGTGACGGTGACGCTGCAGCTGGCCAACGGCAAGCTTGTGGTGGGCCGCAATATGTGGACGGTTGAAGAGCTGACCGGAAAGGCTACAGACGGCACGGTGGAAGTGCGCTGGGAAGGGCTGCAGGGCTCCGTGGTGGAGGCTTGAGATGGCTGACAAAAAAGAACAGCCCGAAACCCTGACCATCACCTTGCGCAAACCGGTGGTGATCGGAGATCAAGTCTATGACCATCTGGATTTACGCGAACCCACCAGCGGGGAATTTCGCAAGATGAGCAAACTGGCGGCAAGCGATCCCGCCGGCTCGCTTATTGAACTGATCTCCGCCGTATCCGGTATCGCTGTCCCCATCATCGAAAAGATTGGTGTGCGTGACATGAACGATGCAGGGAACTATCTCATGTTTTTTATTCAGTCCGGCCAGCCAACGACGAGCAACTGATTGCCAGTCTGACGAAGTTTTATGGCTGGGCTCCGGACGATTGGAAAACTCAGACCTGGACCGAATTGCGTATGTGGAATGACCAAGCGGTGAACATGAACAAGGAGCAGCTCGGTGGCCAATAATTTTCAAATTGTCATCAGCGCAACCGACAAGGCAACAGCGACTGTCAAGAAAGTCAACGATGCTATCGGCAAGTTCGTTCGCCCGGTCACGGAGGTTCAGCGCGCATCAAAAGCCCTTGGCAAGGAAGTCGGGCTTGACCGCCTGGGCAAGTCATTGGCCAGAGTTGGAACTTCCGCTGCCGATGTTGGCGAAAAAATGGGGCGTATCATTGCCCCCCTAGCCGCCATCGTTGGTGTTGGCAGTGTGGCAGCGGTGGCCGAGCTGGCAAAGAAATGGGGCGAGCTGGGGGCAGAAATCACCCGCACCAGCCAAACCATTGGGGTGTCGGCCAACAATCTGCAGGCGCTGCGTGGGGCGGCCCAGCTTTCCGGGGTTTCTGCAGATTCTCTGACCTCTGGGCTTAAAAGTTTGGGCGATACCATGGAAGACGCGCTTTATGGGCGCAACCAGGAAGCCCTGATGCTGATGAACCGGCTCGGGATCGTCATGAAACGCAATGCGGATGGGGCAGTCGATACCACTGCGGCGTTTTCAGACTTGGCTGAGAAAATCGCCGGCATCAAAAACCCACAAGTGCAGGCAGTGATCGCACGAACATTCGGCCTGGAATCGGTACTACCGTTGCTCCGCAAGGGAAGGGACGGCATTGCCGAGCTTGTCGAGAAGATGAAGCAATCCGGCGCCATCATGGGCGGTCCTGCGCTGGCGGCGGCGAATGCCTACTACCAATCCATGGCCTACCTCGATATTGCGCTTGTAGGCCTCAAAAACACGATCGGAACAGCGCTGATCCCGATTTTGCAGCCGCTCATCGAAAAGATGACGGCCTGGGTCATTGCCAATAAGGAGCTGATCGCCACCAGGTTTGCAGAAGTTGCCCAGGGGATTGCTGACGCGCTTGCTGGGATTGATTGGGGCGGCGTGGTGAATGGCGCCATGAGCTTCGTCAACGGCATCAAGGACTTAGTTGATTGGCTGGGCGGTTGGAAGAACGCCATGATCGCACTGGTTATTGTGATGAATGGGTCGCTTATAGCCAGTGTGCTGAATCTGGGCATGGCCCTCTTCGGGCTTTCTGGGAACATCATCAAAGTAGGGGCGGTCATGGCCGCTTCCATGGTTCCTGCGATCGGTTCGCTGCTCTTGAAAATGGCACTCTTGACCGAGACGGCGTTGCCAGCGCTGTCCAGCGCGTTTTTGGCCATGGGGGCTGCGATTGAAGCAACCCCTGTTGGATGGATCATTACCGCGATCGCTGGTATTGGAATCGCTGGTTATGAGCTCGTCAAGCATTGGGATGACATCAAGCACTGGTGGCATCGCCTGTGGGGCGACATGGGCGACGATGTTGACCGTGGCGCTGACAAGATCAAGGCATCCACCAATAAGGCTGCGGGATCCTCTACCGGGCAGAATGTGACCCGATCAGGGCACTTTTGGGAAAAAATGTCGGGGGGCTCTCCGGCTGCTGGCTCTGAGTCGCAACCTGGTTTGCTTGGAATCATACGCAAACTGGAAAACAGCGGTGACAGTGCAGTTTCGCCAGCCGGCGCCATCGGCCGTTACCAGATCATGCCGAGCACGGCGCGACAATATGGTTTCGATCCCTCGAAGCTTACCGATCCGGCTTACAACGAAACGGTCGCCTCGACGATTCTCAACGACTTGCAGAAAAAGTACGGGGGCGATACCGACGCAATCCTGGCGGCCTACAATGGCGGCCCTGGACGTGCCAATCAATTCCTGGCATCAGGCCGAAATGCGGCGGTGCTGCCACTGGAAACCCAGCGGTATCTGGCACATTCTCATCAGCTCTTGGCTCAGGCAGGCCCGAGCGTGCAGACGCCCTATTCCGCCCCTGTGAATCCCCAGCTGCAGGACATGGCTCGTCAGATGGGCGTTACCAGTTCGAATTCAAGCGCGGCTGGCGGAAATGGTTCGGTGAAAGTGGAAGTCGTGTTTTCCAACACGCCACCGGGAACCAAGACCCGAGTGCAGTCTTCTGGCGCTGTTTCAACAGGTACGCGCATTGGATTTTCGATGCCGACTTTTGCGGTGTAGAAAATGGCATTTTTTGAGCAACTACTGTCTGCTTCTTCTTTTTTTTCGAGACTTCAGCCGGCTTCCTTGGGTGGAGTGCCATTCGGGGTACTCGGAGCCAATTCCAGGTTTGGTCGCCGGCTTGCAGTGCATCAGTATCCGTTCCGTGATACCCCTTGGCCGGAGGATATTGGCAAAGCTGCAAGACGGTTCCAGATCACCGGTTTTTTGGTGGAGAACGATGCTATCACGGGTGCCGGCGACGTCATTGCACAGCGTGATTCCATGATTGCAGTTGTTGAAACTCCTGGCCCCTTGACGCTCGTTCACCCAACGCTTGGGCAAATGAGCGTCAGCGTCCTTGAAGCCGCTTTTACTGAAAAATGGGATGCCGGTCGCTATTTTGAAGTGGATTTCAGCTTCATCGAGGCCGGACAAAGACTTTTCCCGACCGCCAATGTGAATACAGGGAATGCAGTCGGCAGTTCAGCAACCTCTGCAGATAGTGCGGCATCTTCAGATTTCTCAATGGCTGCGGCAACAATTTCAACATGAATTCGATCTTGAGCATCGCTACCAGTACGGCAACCGCATGGGTAGCGCTTGCGGGAACCATTGCCGCCGATGCGACCAGCGTTTATGGGAACGCTTCGGTGCTCCCTGGAAATTTTGGGCGGTTCGCAGGTGGCGCGTTTGCTGGTTTCATGGGGACCGCCAGGCCCTACAACGGACAGGTTCAAACGATTTCCAGCCTCATCAATGCAGGCGCTCAGAAACGGGCGGCGGTTTCATCGGCTGGCGCCACTTTGATCGCCGATGCTGGGACCGGCAATTGGGCCAATCTGGGGGCTGATGCTCAGGCGGTTGCGGCGGCTGTTTTGGCGGCCACCGTGGATCCTGCTGACGGCGTGCGTTTGCTGACGGCCCTGGGCAATTTCTATCCTAACGCCTGGACCACTTCGTCAGTCATCGGGCAGAACATGGCGGCGATGCAGGCGGCTTTGGGTAATCTGTTTCGTAGAGCGGCCGTAACTACGCTGGCACGAGCGAGCTCAACTTACCAACCTTCGTCCTCGAATGATGCGGTGGCTGTGCGCAATTTGGTGGCGGATCTGATCGATAGCGAACTCGAGGTTGCTGGTAACAATGGCGAAGATGCGACCTACAACGCTTTGCGAGCCTTGCGTCAATCGGTGGTGTTGGATTTGAATTCACGCGGAGCCGCATTACCTCAGCTGAAAACAGTTACTGTCAGCGCTTCCTTGCCTTCGGCCAGCTTGGCGCTCCGTCTTTATCGAGATGCCAGTCGTGGCGATGAGATTGCGAGTGAATCGGGTGCGCCCCATCCAGCGTTTCAGCCAACATCGCTTCAGGTGCTGGCCAGTTAACGAACGATTTTGGCCTTGTCTTTTGGCAGTGTAGTGGGGGCGCACATATACGAAGTTGGGTGTCCGTAGCCGTTGTATTGCAACGCAAGCCTGGTGCCAAATTTTTCGCACTTGGGCTTGTCGTGAAAATAAGCGGCAGTGGTATGACCGCCGAGATAGCCATCCTGGAACACCAGGATCAGCACGATAACCTTAGTCGTTTCCCCACCGGATTTCGATGTGGGGCCAGGGGAAGAAATGATTCCCATCTGCCCGGCTATTTGGTCAAGCTGTGTTTCCCCAAAACTGGCTTGAAATGTCGTCAGAAGCGTAATAACCATTAAAAATCTAACCATGGTCCCCTCCGCAAATGACTGATGATATTACGCTGGCTATTGGGGCCAACACAATCTCTGGATGGGATGAGATCCGGGTCACGCGGGGGGTAGAGCGCTGTCCCAATGATTTTGACTTGTCCTTGACAGAGCGGTTTCCTGGAGAGGCGCAGGATTTGGTAGTGCAACAGGGAGATCCTTGCACGGTCAGTATTGGAGGGGATCTGGTCATCACGGGTTATGTGGACCGATTCCGCCCTTCAATTTCGCCGGAGGGGCACACCATTAGGGTAACTGGCCGAGGGAAATGCCAGGACCTGGTGGACTGCGCAGCAGAATGGCTCAATGGGCAGATCTCCGGCTCGTCGGCCCTACAGATTGCCCAGAACCTGGCGCAACCCTACGGCATTACGGTCACGGCCACAGAGGCTGACGTTGGGCCTCAGATTCCCCAGTTCAACCTGATTCGCGGCGAAAGCGCCTGGGAGATCATCGAGCGGGTTTGTCGTTACCGGGGGCTGCTGGCTTATGAATTGCCGGATGGCAGCCTGTTTTTAACCCAGGTTGGAACGGGCTCAGCGGCCAGTGGTTTTGTCCAGGGAGTCAATGTCCAGACCGCTTCTGCTGAATACTCGATGGACCAGCGATTTTCCGAGTATGTAGCGCTGCTGCAGTCCGTGGATGTGTTTGGTGATCTCGGGGACGGCGGCAACCTGCTTGAAACCGCCTATGACCCGGGAGTGCCGCGCCATCGCCAAAAGGTGCTGATTGCCGAGGCGGGGGGCGGGGGGGCTGATGTGTGCAAGCAGCGTGCGTTGTGGGAGGCCGCTCGCCGCGCAGGGAGATCCAATCAGATCGTCTTGACCACCGATAGCTGGCGAGATGCTGCTGGCACGCTCTGGACCCCCAACACGACTGTAACGCTCGATCTCTCGGCACTCAAACTGCCCAACTATACCTGGGTGATTGGGGCGGTGACTTACAAGCTGGACGAAAACGGGACCACTGCCGATCTCCTTATCATGCCCAATTCTGCATTCTTGCCAGAACCGATTTTGCTGCAACCTTTTCCGGCTGATGTGCCTGCGGGGACGCCATGAGTGACGATAGTTGGGGCGCCATAGAACGCATTGGCCGCCGCATCCTGACCATGATTGGCCGGGGGCGGAAAACAACCGGGGATGATTCCGGCAATGTGCAGATGCTTCAGGTCAAGCTGGGTGCCGATGAGGTACGCGACAAAACCCCGCGCCTGGCGGAATTTGGTTTTGCCTCGATGCCGCCGGATGGCGCCGATTTGGTTGTTTTGTTCATCGGCGGGGACCGTTCGAACGGCGTGATCATCGCCAGCGGTGACATCGCAACGCGGATGAAGAACCTTCAGCCTGGTGAATCCGCTCTTTACGATTCGCTCGGCAAGCATGTTTACCTCAAGGCCGATCAGATAGAAATCGATGCCAATAATCAGCCGGTGAACGTTATCAATGCCACAACGGTCACGGTTGGTGCGTCAGGAAATGTGACTGTGAATTGTGGGGCTAATCTCACAGCAAACGTCACGGGCACCGCGACCATTGCTGCGCAAACGGTGAATGTAAGCGCATCGTCTTCTGCCAGCGTCACGACGCCCGCAGCGACAGTCAACGGTAATCTCACAGTCACTGGAACCATTTCGGCATGAGTACAGGCGTTGCAATTCTCGGCTCTACTTCGAGCCATGGGGGCTCCATGATTTCGGCATCTGGGAGCAAATTTCAAACGCCCCAGGGCGCCGTTTGCGCTGATGGAGATATGCATAGCTGCCCGATTCCAGGACACGGGATCACGGCCGTAACTGGGAACTCGACCCGGGCGACTGTCGGAGGAAAAAAGGTTGTCTTGAACGGCGCTGTGGCGGGATGTGGCGCAATCATCAACGGAAATTTTGCTTCAAATTGGGCGCTTTCATGAGCGACACAAGCACAGTTTGGAATCCAAACCTTCAGTACGGCGACTGGGTGCTGGTTGGGACCAACCTGCAGACTGGGAACGATGTAGAAACGGCCGTTTTGATAAGTCTTTTCACGGATCGTCTTGCCAGTCCGGATGACCAGATTCCGGATGGAACGAACGACCCGCGCGGTTGGGTTGGCGATCTTGGCCGGTCTGTGCTGATTGGTTCCAGGCTCTGGCTGCTCAGCCGCTCGAAATTGACACCGCAAGTCGCAGCCACAGTTCAATCCATGGCAGCTGAGGCTTTGCAATGGATGATCAACGATAGTGTGGTAGCGAGTTTCGATATTTCCACGGAAATTGTTTTGCCGAAGCAACTGAGTCTCCGAGTTATTGCCTACAAACAGGATGGAACGAAAATCGCCATGGACTTCACGAACGCATGGTTTGGAGTGAGTTGAGATGCCTTATCCGCGCCCTACGTTGACTCAGCTTCAGGCCCAAGTTGCGTCGGATATTCAATCATCGCTCCCTGGCTCTGATCCTCTCTTGCGGTTCTCGAATTTGGGGATTATCGCAACGGCTCTTGCAAATCTCGCAAATGCTCATTACGGCTACCTGGACTGGATTGCAAAGCAGTCGGTCCCTTTCACCGCCACAGATGAATATTTGTATGCCTGGGCTGCCCTCAAAGGAATTACTCCAGAGCCCGCTGTTGTTGCGAACAATGGCCAGATCACCTTTTCAGGGACGAACGGAACGCCAATACCGATCGGTACGCCAATGACGCGCGGCGACGGCGCTCAATTTACGACAACCTCAGCTGCAACCTGGTCTGGCACCAACGCAGTGGTGAGTGCCGAAGCGAATGTTGCGGGTTCTGCTGGCAACACTGCTGTTAATTCGGTCATGACGCTTGGCACGGCGATCGCCGGCGTCAGTTCGAATGGCTCGGTTACAACAGCATTCACCACCGGTTTGGATGCCGAAAAACAATCAGCATTTCAAACGCGGATGTTGCGTGCTTATGCGAACCCTCCTCAAGCTGGCGCGCCATCGGATTATGTTGGCTGGGCGCTCGGGGTTTCCGGTGTTACGCGTGCCTGGTGCGTTCCGCGAGGAATGGGGATCGGCACTGTTGTGGTCTATATCATGCTCGATGCTGTGGAATCTGCCTACAACGGATTTCCACAGGGTACAAATGGGGTGGCCGCCGGGGAGTCCAGGGGGGTTACTGCCACAGGAGATCAACTGACCGTGGCCAATGCCATTTTCGCGGTTCAGCCAGCGCTTCCGTTGGTCTACGTGGTCGCCCCGCTTGCAAACCCCGTGAACTTTACCATCAGTGGTTTGTCTGGCGCGTCCAGCACAGTTAAAAGCGCAATTCAAGCGGCTTTTGCCGATGTGTTCACACGCAATACGATTTTGGGTGGGACCAATAACCTGATCGACTTTGAAACTGCGCTATCGACCGTGGCAGGAGCATCGGCTGGGGTAATCACGTCTCCAACCTCGAGTATCGTCAGCAGCGCCGGTTATCTGCCCACGCTTGGCACCATCACCTGGGCTTAAGTCATGCTTGCGCCAAATCTTACTCAGGCAGATTTTCTCCAGGCCTTACAGGCGCTGATGCCTCGCGGGAAAGCATGGCCAACAGATCCGACAGCGACATTGACTGCTGTTTTGAAGGGGCTGGCCGGGGTATATGCGACACAGACTGAATCTGCCAATGAGCTGCTTGTCGATTCGTTTCCGGCGACTGCGGTTAATCTGCTGCCGGAATGGCAAAGCACGCTGGCGCAGCCTGATCCTGCTGGGCCGACTCCATCCGGCACGGCGCAGGCTCAGCAATTTGCCGCTGCGAAATTTGCCTTGAGCGGTGGCCAATCGGCGGCCGCGTTTATCGCTTTTGCGGCGGCTTATGGAATCACGATCACGGTTGATCCTCGCGCCCCATTCCGGGCAGGCCAGAGCCGAGCCGGACAGCAGTGCGGAACAACGGATTGGTTCAATGGGTGGTACATCCACCTTCCAACTGCTGACGCGGCCTACACCGGTCTTTTTACAGAGATTGCGGCCGCGCACACGGTCCTGAATTTCATCCTCACCTGACGAGCGAGAATCCCATATGTTCCAAATTGATGACTCGACTGCAGTCGCAGTAGAGCCGACCCCGGCTGCGCCTGGCACGCCGGGATATTTCACAGATGGCAATCCGTCTCTCGGGATTCCAGCAACCATTGTGACGGCCGATTGGTTCAACCAGGTCACCGATGAGCTTCTCAATGTTCTTGCTGCAGCCGGAATTTCACCGGTTAAGGCGACGCATAACCAGGTCGTTTCCGCGATCAATTTTTTGATTACTTCAAAGATTGGATCGGCTTTCGCAACAGCTTTCCAGGCATATGCTGGAAATCCTAATGGGCATGTGGCAGGGAGTGCTGGATCTGCCGGGTCCACTTTCCCGTCGGTTGTCTTCGACATTACCAACAATATTTGGTGGGTCTGTACCACCACAGGGACCACAAGTACTGCGGGGTGGACCGAAATTGGTGAAAGCGGGGTGTGGCCCTTCTATGGGGGAACTTCGACTGGCACAGCAAATGCCCAAGTAATTACAGTGCCTTCGTCTGTGCAGTCATTTGGGGCAGGCGACCAATTCTTTTTCACTGCTGGTTTTTCGAACACTGGAGCAATGACCGTTACCGTTCCGGGGACTGGGGGGGGAACCTTCCCGGTGCGCAAGGACGGCCCAAGTGGCCCAATTGCTTTGGCTGGTGGAGAGGTTGTCGCAGGTAATACTCCGACAATGAAATTCGATGGCACCTATTTGCATCTTTCGGCCACCGAAATGGGCACCGCTGCCCTTGCCAACGCATCCAGCAATACCGGCACCGTGGCGGCGGTGTCGGGTAGCGGGGGGATTACTCCGGGCCATCTGGCGGTGTTCGGTGACGCTGCCGGAACGGTTGCGGATGGTGGCCCCTATAACGTCCCGTCTGGCAGCTACATCAACGGCAACGCTACTGTCGCGCCCGGCGTGTACATCGTGGACACCTCTGTCGCGTCAATCACCCTGACGCTGACCGCAGGCGAACCTGCCGGGGCTTCATGGGAATTCATTGACGGATCGGGTACATGGTCACCGAATAACCTGACCATCAACCTCGGAAGCTACACCTTTACCCCGCCCTATGCCTCTCAAGCGCAAGGCGGCCCAATCGTCGCAAACGTGGCGGGTGAAGCCTTCACCCTTTGGTTCAACGGCACAACACTCAAGGTGGTCTAAATATGTTTCTCTCTGATATTTTGAAAGGCGGACAAAGCCTGCGCGGTAAGGCTGGAGCTGCAGCGATCAACGCAGGCAACCTCTTGCAGATTGATTCTTTCGGGAATCTGTCCAGCGTCGTGACGGCAGACTACGCGGCAACCGCAAATACTGGGGGCAACCCTATTGCGTCAACAACCTCGGGCAGCGTTGCAGAAAGCAATAGTACAAATAATACGATTTTCCAGAACCCCGTTGACGGATCAATTTATGTCTGCGGACTTACTGCATCAACTCTGCAGCTTGCAAAATACTCTGCAGCGGGGGCGCTTCTTGGGACGGTAGTGCTGGCCGGTGGAGGCACTTATTTATCCGTGCGCCAGCTTTCCAATGGCAATTTGGTTGTGACATGGGGCGTCAACACAGCGGGCATTTATTTTGCCATCGTTGATACAAGCCTGAATATCATTGTTCCGCAAACCACTATTGGAAGTAGTACCTCTACTGACGGCTCATCGGTTTGCGTTCCACTTTCTGGAGGCGGCTTCGCGGTACTGTATGCCACCAATACGGGAGCGATGCTGGCTATTTATAGCAACGCCGGTGTTGTGGTGTTGGCTGCCAGCGGTGTTGCGGGGTCGCCTGCATCTGTTTCGTACAAGCTCATGGTGCAGTTAAGTAATGGTAATTTGGTGATTGTCCTATCTAAAGGGACAAGTACCTACCAAGTAGTACAGACGATTGTCAGCCCAACTGGGGCCGTTGTTTTAGCGACTACGGTTGTTTACACCGGCACCGCAACCACAGAACCTTGGTTGTCTCAATTAAATGGCTTTTACGCTATTGCGACGTATGATCCTGGGGTTTCGTCTTATTTGCTGAATGCCTACATTTACAATAATACCGGCACGCTGCAAGGCGCGAATTTTTCTGTTGGCACCAATCAAGGTGCGGCGAATTTAGGCAATGATGGCACCGCTTTTGTCCTTACATATACTTATAGCGGTGGGGGCACAGGAGGAGCCGCAGTTTATTTGCCCACGACTGGCACTAACTATGTGTCGGCGACCCTTAAATCAAGCGGAACTGTAAGCGGGAATGTTTTATATGACAGCACTACGCAGCTTTATCTGCTCGGAAGTGCTGGCGTGTACCAAAAAACAGCCTCTAATACATTCAACATCGTTGGCGGCGGCACTTCCATCAATGTGGGCACTGAGCAATATGTTTGTGGTGACTATTGCTTCCTTTGGTACAACTATTCTTCATACTCTTTCGGCGTGACCAAGTACCTCAACACCGCCATCGTCGGCGTTTCCCAGCAAACGCTGGCGGCGGGGAATGCCGGGACGCTGGTGGCGTTCAGTCACGGCGGGGGGGCAGGGAAGAATGGTTATCCCACTAACCAAATCCTCGGCACGGTGGGCAAGTCCTTTGACCACTCCGCCACGAACATCGTGGGCAATAAGGGCACCATTCTCGGCAACTGCGTCGCACTGGAGGGGATCGTTTAATCATGAATTATCAAATCAAGCGGGTTTCTGACGGCACCCTGTTCACCGTCACGCAGCAACCGGTATGGGTCAACGGGATTTGGGAGTGCGGCAATATGCGCTTCACTGACCCCGCGCAAACGTGGTACGCCTCAGTGCAGGTTTACCCCATCCTCACCCCCATGCAATTTTACTTGGCCTTCACTCCAACGGAGCGCATCGCCATCAAGAATTCCACGGATACCAACGTCAAGGAATTCTGGGCGACTTACGAGCTGGCGGTGCAGCTCAACGAAATGATTGACCCCAACCTGGTGTCGGTACAGGAAGGGCTGGCATGGCTGGCCACTCCCACGACGGCGACACCTGCGGGTCCGGGGATTCTGGCGTCAACGCGACCGGCGCAGATCAGTCAAGGCATCCCCCAATAGCACCTGACCAACCAGCGCAAAGGCCCTTCGGGGCCTTTTTTTATTGACATCTGCCTCGAAGAAGGGAGAAGGGAAGAATGAGCGATCACGATACGCGGCTTGCAATCGCTGAAGAAAAGATCAAGCAGCACGACCGGCTTCATGAGGAAACGCAGGCCGCGATCCGGGAGCTGACTGCCGGAGTCAATCAACTGGTGCAGGCGGAAATTCGGAGAGAGCAGGACGACTCCACGTTCAAGCGCCTGTTCCGTGAAATCTCGGAATTGCGGCTTGATCTTGAGTCGCACGCCAAAGCGCTCCAGACCTACAAGGATGAGCAGCTGCTGAAGGAGCTCAGCGCCTACAAGGGCGTCGTCCTGAAAGTTCTGGGGATCGGGGCGCTCGTGATCGGCTCAGTGCTGGCCGGACACTTTGGCGGGAAGTGGATCGGATGAACCCGCTCCAGCTGGCCATCCAGTTCACCCTGGGCGCCGAGGGCAAGTTCACGATCGACAACGGTGGGCCGACGATGTACGGGGTCACCCAAGCGGTCTATGACGCATACCGCGATGCGCACGGACTTGGCAGGACCACGGTGGCCGGCATTCGCATGAACGAAGTGCTGGACATCATGCAGACCGAATACTGGGAGCCGGCGCACTGCGACCTGATGACGCCCCAGCTGGCCATCGCTCACTTCGACTGGTCCTACAACCATGGCGACACGGGTGCGCTCAAAACGCTTCAGGGCGTCCTTGGCGTCGGCGTGGATGGCATCTGGGGCCATGACACCCAGAGCGCGGTTCAGGACGCTGGCGACACCATTGTGCCCCGTTACCTGGATGCCCGTCGCGCCTGGTACAGAGCCGACGCCGCGCGAGATCTGGAAGTCGCCAAAGACCTGAAGGGCTGGCTCAACCGAGTCAACGACCTGCAGGCGTATCTGGCCAAGAGTTTCCCGGCATGACGGATATTTTTGATCAGGCCAGTGATAGGACCGAACAAGACCTGGCGCTCGCCCTCAAAGTCCGGCTGCCGACGCTGAAGGCATGCGGCGCGTGCCACAACTGCGGGGAAAGCGTGGCGCATGGCCAGCTTTTCTGCCGGCCTGAGCCTGGCATTGATGGTTCGTGCCGCGATGACTGGGAACAGCGGGAAGCGGCGAGACGGAGGAATGGCGGATGAACCAAGTGAGCAGCAAATTGCGCAGGCAGGAGCGGGGGTATGCGCATTGGTGCCCGGCGTGCAAAGAAATGCACGGGTTGCCTGATGGTTGGAAATTTGACGGCAACCTGGAAAACCCGACGTTCACGCCTAGTTTCAAGCATACAGGAGTCCAGGCCGTCAAAGATTCAGAAGGGAAATGGACTGGGGAATGGGTAAAAGGGCCAGACGGTAAGGCGCTTGCCTGGTGTTGTCACTACATTCTCACCAACGGCATCCTCAATTTTTGCGGTGATTGTACTCACGAGTTTGCTGGGAAATCTATACCGCTGCCGCCGCTCCCTGAATGGCACACCGATTAAGGATAGATCACCTCGTTTCATGTCCTCAGCACACTAATTTATGACCACCTCCGGGTGGTTTTTTCATTTCTGGAGGTCCAGATGGTTATTTTCCTGAAAGTCCTTGCGACTCTGGTGCTGTTTGCGTTCTTGGTCCTTGAATGGATGGCTCAACTCGCTGGCAACGAGACTGGAATTCTGACGGTGAAGGATCGCCTGTTCATGGTGGCTCCTATCGTCGGCATCGTCCTGGTGTGGGTGCTATGAAATCCGTTACTACCACCCACGAAGAAAAGGAAACGCTATCGGTCGATGTAAATTTGCCGGGGCACGATCCGCGTACTACGACCCCAACTTTCGTGCACACCAAGAAGGCGCTCGCAGCACGAGACGGAAACCGCTGCTGGATTTGTGGATTCCCCCCAGAAAAGGTCGGACCTCTTGAAGCGCATCACTACCCCATCGAGCGGTCATTAGCCATGATGATTGACTGGAATTTGGTGAAAAAAGACTGCGATGCGGGTGAGTTCGGCCTGACTCAGGCCCAGCGTGATGCAGCCAAAGTTTTTGACTGGTCAACATTCGACCCGGCTGATCCTTACACCTTCGTGGACAACATGCTGGTGAATGGGGTCTTACTGGACAAATCTCACCACACAAAAAAAGACGAGGGTATTCATGACATGCCTCATCCGCTGTGGGTGGCCCAGCGGTACGGCAAGGATGGGTATCAATTCTCAACGGTGGAAGTCATCCACCACGAACAGGAGTAAACACCATGTTCAGTTTCGACAAGCTCGCGCTTCTTCTCGTTTCCCTGATTTGCCTTGGCTGCGCCATGTATCTGGCCGGCATTGAAAAGGCGACCGCTGGCCAGGCGACTCTGATGGGCGGCCTGGTAGCGTTTCTCACTGGCGCCCAGATGATCTTTTTCTCGATCCTCAAGGCCGAGGCCAAGGCAGCCCAGACGCCGCCGCCTGCTGCTCATCCTGTGGCTACGCCTGCACCGGATCCTGCTGCAGCTCCTGCAGCGCCCGCGCCCACGGCCTGACCGTGCTTTTCGTCGCCCTGATCCTGGTGGCCGCACTCGGCTTCGCGCCGAACTGTCACCAGTCTGGCCAGATCTTCCAGGGCGAGGACACCGTCCCACAACTGGCCGCCCGCTGCACTTTTTAGGAGGTTCCCCATGAAATCCCTGTTTCTTGCCGTCCTGGCAGTCTTTGTGCTGTCCGGCTGCGGCACGCTCAACACCTACGTGGCCGCGCAAAACGCTGCTGCCGTGAAGGACACGAAGGCCGCCAACGACAACCTGGTGCGCGGCATCGAAGAGAGCATCTGCGAAGTCCCTATCGGGGCCGTGATCAGGAACTCGGAGTTTGTCCCGATCGCTCAAGCGGCCTGCCTACCAGCCGGGGCGAATCAGAACCCGGTCCAGCTCCTGCAGAACATGGCCCAGCCAGCCACGGTGACAGTCCCGGCTTATCAGCAAAACATGAACGCCAATCCGGTGCCGGCACCCGTCACCAGCACGCCGGCGAAACGGTACACGCCGAAACCTCAGAAGCCGCTGACGCCTGGGCAACCACTGTTCTCTCCCTCTCCCGCATCGACGCCAGCCCCGACCCCGGCGCCAGCCCAGCCATTCGGGGCCCTGACGCCGACGCCGGCTGGATTTGGGGCGATTCCTGGGCAGTGATTTCCGGCATCAGCCTGATCTTGGCCGGGATGCTGGCCAGCGCGAGGAAAACCCGATGAATGCGCTCCCATACGCCCTGATCGCCCAGGCGGCCTATTCAGACCCTCCGGACATTGGCCGCGCAGACACCGCGGCGCGCGCCATCAAAACCATCAACGCCGACGGGCTGATCGTGACATTCCCTGGCACGAACAACGTGGCCTGCTGGCTTGCCGATCTCGATGTGAGCGTAGTGGGTGTGGAAGGCCTGGGAACCCTCCATGAGGGCTTCTGGAACGCGCTGGGGGAGATTGAAGCGGATCTGCTTGCCCTGGATCCAGACGTGACCTGCGGACACTCGGAAGGGGGCGCGCTGGCCATCCTGTACGCTGCCGTCCTGTGCCTGGATGGCCGGCCACCCAAAGCGGTCTATGCCTTTGAGCCGCCCCGCGTGTCGATCGACAACACCCTGGCCAGCCTGTTCACCCAGCATGGCGTCCAGCTGCTGCTGACCCAGAATGGTGAGGACGTGGTGCCCATGGTGCCGCGTCTGATTGAAAACTGGCAACACCCGGGGCCGCTGACTCGGATCGGGCAGGCGTCCGAGCCATTTCCGAACGTTGAAGACCACCTGATCGAGAACGTCATTGCGGCGCTCCGGAGATAATTGCGGAAAAAATCCAGAATTGCGGAAAAACTTCTATTAGTGAATTGCCTGGAGAATGGTGCCCGGAGCCGGAATCGAACCGGCACGGCTGTTTAGGCCGAGGGATTTTAAGTCTATCACGAGAATCAAGCATTGACGCCGCTTTCAGGCTTGTTTTCGTTCCTCAAAAACGCCGAAACGGATGCTCTGAGAGCCAAGAACGGCGCGGGGGTCTTCTTTTTTGCGGAAAAGACTTCAGTCTATTTGGTGGGTTTGACGCGCTCACCCAGCCGAGCTCGGATGTAATGCTCGGTCATGGTGATATTGGTATGGCCAAGCTGCATCTGGGCGGCGCGTATCCCGGATTCGTCTGCTTTATCCGTGCCAGCCTTGGCGCGCAGATCCCGGAACTGGAATGCTTTGATGGCGTCTGCGATCTCAGGTTTTGATTTGGCCGCCAGGAGTCTGGCATTTTCGAATCTGGACCGCAGCCCGTCTTTTGTCAGCGCGCGCCCAGTGTCCGTGCAAATCAGCGCCAGGCTGTGAATCCTGACGCCTGCTTTTCTCTGTTCAATCCTGGTCATCAATTCTTCCAACTCACCGACAATCTCAATCCGGAGCTTCTGATCGGTCTTCCCTTGGCGCACCCGCAGCATGCCCTCTCGGATGTCGGTTGCGCTCATTCCAAGCACGTCAGCAGGCCTCTGGCCAGTCAGATAGGCCAGGTCTAGTGCATCCCTTAGCGTATTGTCTCCGGCATTCCATACGGCTTCCAGGACGTCGTCCTCGATGTAGATGTCGCGCCCTTTTTCCTCGAATCCCTTGATCCCGGTGCATGGGTTCGGCTGATTGGTTGCTCCCCAGCTGCGCGCTTTGTTCCAGATGTGGCTGAATAGGGCCTTTTCCCGGTTTGCCCGAGTCTTTGCCTCTTGGCCACGCCAGTCCATGTATTGCCGGACGTGCTGGGCGGTGATCGAGTCCAGCGGGGCAGGTGGGTCGTTGAAAAACTCCAGCAGTTTTCCCAGCTCTCGAAGGTTGCCAACCCGTGTGGCCTTGGCTTTCCCTGGTAACACTTCCAGGATGTACCGATCAGCCACGTCTTTAAAGGTGATGAGGGAAGCCGCTGGCTTGTCACCCTGCAGCTCGGCCCATTTCTGAATGGCGGTCACATAGTCCTTGCCCAGCGGGATCTCTTTCCTGGGTTTGGCCCCGGTGTCATAGAAGTAATAAACGGACTGCCCCCGGCGCCTGGCGCGCATCCTGGTCGGCAAATTCATGTTTTTGGACGGTCTTCTCCCCATGCTGGCCATGTTACGCTGCCCTCTCTGGTCGCAGCAACACGGCCGGCCGCCATCCCTTCTGAGCGGCTGTCTCTTCTTTTTCCCCTTTTACGGCCGCAACCGTGACCACTGGCCGGCCGTGCCCGTTCACAAAAAACGGGATTCCCTGCCGGCGCAACTGCTCGATTTGCTTGGCCTTGATCGAGAATCCAGTCAGGTCGCGCAGTTCTTGGGGAGTAAGAAACAGGCTCATTTCAGTTGCAAATCACCACGTTGTCGATGGGTTGGCCGGTGCGCACATAGGCCACCGACTTTTCCAACTCTTCTCCCAGTCGTTTGATCGCCCAGGCGCAGGCCTCGTTTGCAGCAGTACGGCAGGTATGGCCCTCACCTTCGGTCGTTGGCCGGTCGAACCCGTACAACTCTATTCTGGCCGGCGTGATGATTACTTTTTCTTCTGGGCATTTGTGAAACGTCCCATCGAGATCGTGTAGTTTGGCGCCGCAACCGGCGCAGGGGCGGCTACCAACTGTTGACTCCGGTTGCGCGGCAAGACGTCTCAATAATGGCGCGAGAGCCGCCCCCATAATAGTTTGGGAATCCTCAAACTGAGCAGCCCATCGCAGGGCGGCCATCCTATCCTGCTCGTTCATTTCGACCCCCTGGCGCGGATGGCAGCGGCACAGTCAACATTGTCCGCCCTACGTCTGGTGAATCCCTCGACATGCACAAATTCCAGAACATCGCACACCTTGGCACACTCTTCGCGCTCAATGGCGACGGCGGACACCACGTTGTGTTTGGCGACGGCGAGATCGGTTAAGATGGCGCGAGCATTGTCCAAAGCCGGATGCCAGTTTGATGTGTCCAGATCGGCGTCTCCGAGTTCTGCAAGAGCCACCAGTTCGGCAAGAGATTTGGCGAGGGCATCACTCAACTCATGGATAGAATTCTGGCGCACATAGTAAGCATTCAATGCATCTGCCATCATTGCACCGATCTCATCCTGCAGATCCTCTGGGGTTGGCATGTAGCTGATGCGGCCCCAACCTCTGACTCTGGCTGCTACTGCGTTCTCAACGCCGTCAATGTCGGATACCATATGGCCGCGTGAATCAAAAACGTAGCCGCGCTCAAACCGAAATGGCGGGGTGTAGATCGCCATTGCCGCTTTGCGAGCGTTGCCCAACGAAGCGGCCACCGGCTCCTGCTCCGACAGTGCAGCGCGAATCTGCTTGATTACTTTCGAGACATGGCCATTCTTGAAATCAGGAGAGCTTTCGGCGTCCTCGACAAAGGGGAGTGCAACATGGAGCGCCTCCAATAGTTCATCGCATTGTTTCCGCATCTTATCGAACTGCTCCCACCAAAACTTCAACTGTTGGGCCCAAGTTCCGTCCTTTATGCCCATCTGATTTTGTGGTGCGTTCAGCCAGCTTTCCAACGCTTTGTCGGAGATTCCGGCGCATGCATTCACGCACGCGACGATTCTCCTGGCATCCGCTTCAGAAATAACGACAACCGCCATTCCATCTGCAGCTCTTGTGGCATGCAGTACAGCGCCATCTTTGCCGCCTGCGGAAATGCGGATATGACTATTGCTGGACCATACTTCCCACGGTTCTTTCGTGTGTTGAGTCATGCCCCACAGCCCCCCTTACTTTCTGCCAGCAATGCGGCATATGCGACAGCGTCTTCTGCGCTGTCTCGATGGAATGCTGGCCGTTGAAATAACCTCACCTGTTTGAGCAACAACATCAGCAGCCAGCCTTCGGGCTCGGACAGATTGCGGCCAGTGATGGCGTTGAATGCGGCGATGGTTGCACCCATGCTGCGTTCGCCTTCTGGCTTGTCGTAGGTAGCGGCGCGATCGGCCAGATGCATTGCTGCGTTTTGCAAATATTCTGAAGCTGTTTTCATTGGGGCGTCCTTATTACCTGGTCTTTTTCACAGCCGGTTTTTTTGGCTGCTGTTTTTTTGCGACCAGTTTTTTTGGCATCGACTTTTTCGGAGCCGCTTTCTTTGGGGTAGCCTTCTTTGCTGATTTGGGTTTTGCCACGGGCCTTGGCGACACAGTTTTTTTCTTCGCTTGCGCAGCTGAGGATGGGGGAGGAACTGCTTTTTTCTTTTTGCTCGATGCGTTCGCTGCAGGTTGCAGCGATTTCACAACGGCCTTAGGGTTGGTTGCCTGTGCTTTTTGCTTTGCCTTGGCCCCAGCTTCAGTCGCTACTTCATTTTTGATCGTCGCCGCATCAACTCCCAAGGCCTCAGCCGTGGCCATCAGGTGCTCTGGTTTGCGATCAGACCAGCTAGGAACTTGAACGTCACCAACAATGCAAGACTCAAGCATCAATCGCCCACAGTCCTTGCGGTCCATGGAGTCAATGCGATCTTTAAGCTGTTTGATCATGCCGTGATCGTCTGCCTTTCCGTCCGCACCTATCCAAAGGCGCGCCAGGCGCTTCTGATCTTCAAACTGGAGCAGGTTAAAGAATCGGCCGGCAACCAGACGGAATTCACGCAAGTCCAGCAGCCCTTCTTCAATACGCGTATCGAAATCGATGGTTAGCTTGCTGCGGACGCTGTCAAAAAGACGTTGGCGGTAGGTGACTTCAAGTTTCTGTTTGCGTGCAGCGTCCTTCTCGGCCGTAGAGCGACCATGCGGTTTGATCTCAAATGGGATCTCAGACCCTTTAGCCCTCAGCTTTTCTTCGATTGTGGCCTTGGAAACCACCTCGATTACCGAGCCGGCGTGGTGCGGATCGATCAGCAAATCTGTGACAGGAACATCCTTGCCAAGTAACTGACGGACCGTGACCTGTTTGCCATTCCTGTATAATTTTTTATCAAGATCGACATAACCCCCATTCAGGTCATCTGACCAGTTGTTTGGCTTAATCTTTTCAGCTTCGGCCCCCTCAATGATCTTGCGACCCGCTGCCCTAGCAACTGATTTCTGCAATTCCACATACGCAAGTTTCTTGGCATCAAAACATTGGGGGTCCGTGCAAACGTCTGCACTTTTTACATCGGAAAAAAGATCCTTCTGATTGCCCGTGCGTTTCAGGCAGTCATGGCAGCGGCCGGCGCCGGGGACCAGTGATTCGTCGCCGCGTGGGAAAGGTGCTTCGGCCAGGCGTAGCATGTAGTGATCCTGGATATGGTTCTGAGCGCTCCGAAATGACATTGGTTCATCATTGGCATATCGACCACCGGCAATTTCTCCAACAGCCTTTTCCTGCAGTTTTGCAACTGGAATACGTGCCACCAGAAGTGCTGTGGAGGGATTGAGAGTGCCGTCGTAGAAGGCTTTGCGAGCAGCCGGACAAAGGGCGGTAAGCTTGAGCCTGGCATAAATGTACGCTTTGCTCTTGCCGGTCTTGTCGGCCAACTGCTCAACCGCATACCCATAGTCATTCATCAATCGCTCATACCCTTCGGCTTCTTCAAGTGCATGAACGTCTTCACGCTGCAGGTTCTCGACGATTTGGATTTCAAGGACTTCTTGGTCACTTAGTTCACGAGAAAAAGCCGGGATATCTGTGAGTTCTGCAATCTTTGCAGCGCGCCAGCGGCGCTCACCACAGACGATTTCAAAGGAAAATCCTTCTGGGCTCGGTTGGGACCTCGGGATCGGCCTGGTGAGAATTGGTTGCAAAACCCCATGTTTTTTAATTGAAGTGGCCAGTTCGGTCAATTTGGTCTGGTCAAAATGCTTGCGTGGGTTCGAGGGGGACGCGCAGATCGAGGCAACAGGTATGACAGTCGGAAGTGACGTGAGGGCGACAATTGATTCGGGGGCGTTCATAAGATTCTCCAGAAGTTATGGTTAAAGTTCGTGGCTCCGATGTGCGATTAAGCAGTTCAAGCAACTGCAGAGGCTTGCTTGTAATCGCCGATCGCCATCTTTACGACTAAGGCAACTTGATCAACATTCAGCTCGATAGGGTCTGGGGTGAAGCCAAAAATCAAGAGCGTTTCATCGCTGGTCCGCGCGCACCTAAACCTGTGGTTTCCGTCAGCGCCTTTTGGAGGGTGTGGTTGCTTACTTGAAGATGGCGCAGTGTGTGTTTTTTGTATAGGATTCTTTTTTGTAGAAGCTCGCGCTGGTTTTGTATCAATCCGCTCACCCTTACCTGATATGACTGGTCCCGGTTTGGCAACTGTCACTGATTTTTTCTGGTCACCAGGTTGCGCTACTGCGTTTTTGCCTGGATAAACGCGTTCAATCCCTTTGTCGTCTTTTTCACGACGGATTCTGCCGAGTTTTGCACCACGCCATAGGGCATCGCTTAAGGGCTGCCCGCCTCCTGGGAAGTGCTTTTTCACATCCTCTTTGGGCATTCCTGGATTCAGAATCACCAGGTCGACCAAGCGTTCCAATATGCTTTTCTCAGATGGTTTTTTCTTCATTTCATTGACTCCTGTTTGAACAATTGGTGATGGTTCAATTTCCGTAATTGTTTTCGTTGCGGACTGCTTTTCTGTTATTTCATTTGATGGGCTATGTCCTGGGGCAATCCGATAGAACTGGACCTCTCTGAACCCTTCGCGCTTTTCTTTCTTGACGACTTCCAACACCCCTTCTTTTGTCATCAAATAGACCTCACGACTTAAAGTCATAGGATCTGAGGCCTGCGCTGATTTTTCAAAAAGTTCCTTGCAGCACATTGGATTTTTAGACGCGGCTAGAATTTGTAGAATTTCACCAGCGAGGGTTTGAGATCCAGCAGTGAGATGAGCGAGGTCGGCTGCGTTAAGCATTTTTGCAATCCTTTTTGATCTGGAGTTTTACCGCGCCGATTACCCAAACCAGGTTGCCAGAGACCAAAACGAGGCCACCAGCAAAACTCAGCCATTGTTGAATCGCCGGGTAATAAATAAGGGTCCACACCCCCCATGCTGTAAAGAATGCTGTTGCAGGCCAGTAGACCCCGCGAATTTCTTGGTCGCGCCGTAACTGCATAGCATTACGCCAGGTAAAATAAGCGCCACCCAGCTCTATCAATCCATTGGTGATGTCTGGCCAATCGGTCATCGAGTCGCTCCTGTATGGGCAAGCATGGCCTCATAGGCCAGGAGGGATTCAGTCCGGTCAAGGCCGTGAGAGTGGTGCTGGCGGAGGGCTTGCCTGTATCGGCTTCGAATGTAACGTCCTGCAGATATGTGGTTGGGCCAGACCACGTAGCCCAGAAAAGGAACGCCCGCCGTAATCGGCGCCAGGCGAATCTTTTTGGGATGAATCACCAGGCCATCAGCGCCAAGCTTCTCAACGATCCGGGCGCAGACATCCTGCAATTCTTCTGGCGTAGCACCGACAATCACCATATCGTCTACATAGCGGATGTACTGGCGAACCTGCAGGGTTTCCTTGATCCAGTGGTCAAATTCATTCAGGAAAATGTTTGCAAACAGTTGACTGGAAAGATTACCGATCGGCATTCCTTTGTCTTGGGTTTGTCGATACAGGCTTTCTGCAGGGAAAAGGGAATCGTATTGATCACCAGTGCGCCACGAGTCGATCAGGGCGATCAGCAACTGACGGAGATCCTGATCTCCGACATAGCGGAGTGCTCGAAACTTCAGCAGCTCATGCCCGACCGAATAGAAGTATTTTGAAATATCGAGTTGCAATACCCACCGGCTGTCCCGGGCGCGGCAAAAGCAAGCCAAACGCTGAATGGCCGCATGAGTTCCGCGTGCCGGTAAGTTTCCATAGGTGTCATGGATGAATCGGGGTTGCCAGATTGGCAGCAAGTGATCATAGAACAACCAATGAACCACACGGTCTTTCATGGGCGCATCGACCACATCCCGGAATTTCTTTTCTCTGACAGTGAAGGTTTTGTAAGGACCAAAAGTATAAGTGCGTGTACGCAGGCGCTCCTGGATGACGGTAAGGTAGTGCAGCGGATCCTGGTTGAATCTTTGTATCCGAAGATTGTTGGATTTGTTTCTGCGCGTCTTCGTCCAGTATCCAAAAAGCTTATCCATGGTCGTTAATCGATGGAAAATCGAACCGCTTTCCTCGACGGCACCCAAAGGCCCCGCCGAGGTTTTCGGTTGGGCCTGGGGCCGTGTATTCGGGGAAGATTCCCCGCGAGATGCTCGACCAAGAAGGGGCTTTCCATGGGCATGCCCAATGTCTAAGCACTGTTTCCTTGGGTCAGCGGAAGCCGACATTGTCGTTGTCGTTGTCTGGCCAGTCGTTGTTGAGATTGAACACGCCGGCATTGGCCTCGGAATACCAGTAGCCGCCCCGTATGAGGGCATTGCCGGACTTTTCAGAGCATCCCGCTCGTTGATCATGGTTGTACCTGCAGGCTGCGAATAAGACCGCCCACCAGTTTCCCAAGCTCAACGGCTAAGCTAACCCGATGCTCAAAAGCGATCTTGAGAGAGCTGAGCCGTGGGGCCTGGGTAAGGTAGTGCTTGAGTAAATCGATGTCTGCTGAAAGTGCTTTAAGCAAAGCAGGCTTGTTGTCTTCCAATCCATAGGAAAAAACGCTATGAGTAATTCGTGTCATACAAATGCGCAGGTTTTCGCCGTAGGTAGTCCGCAGATCCCGTGGCATTTTGATAATGTCCTGCAGCAAATGAGTGTCGAGATCCTGCGCTTGCGATTTGAGCTTGAATCCGGATGCGTCCGGGTTAGTCAATAATTGCTGAGTAGCGGCTTTGTTGACTTCTCCACGCTGCTTCAGATCGTTGATGACTTCTGTGATGATCTGGTTTGATATTGCTGCGAGCGTCTGCACATTCGTGTGGGGCTGATCTGAAACATAAACCGTATGTCCGTCAGCCTGGGAACCGATAGCGACCACGTAGGGGATACCGAATTCTTGAACCATTGACCAGAGCCGACGCTTGAAGTTGCCAGCCGGAAACCCGACTCGGAGATGTGGCTCTGTCGCGACGCCCACCAACTTGAGCCGGTATTGCTTCAGGGTGGCGAGCGCATAGGCCGTTTTATCATAACCATGCAGGAACTTTCCGGCCTGGACCAGGATCAGGTGTCCGGGATATTGCTCCTCTAGTTTGGCGGCAATTGCGGCCACCGGATCCGCGTTGCCCAGTCCTACATCGATACCTTTATAGGCGCGAATTGAGAACTGTGTTAATTCTTCGGTGGTTGGAATCTGAGGTTCGCTCATTATCGTTTTCTCATTGCGGGGCCACCGCTTACGCGGCGACCCGGGACCGGGGACCAGAGACCATTACTTGGTGCAGCGGAAGCCGACAAAGGCGTAGACGTTGCCTGGCCAGCCGTAGTAGAGATAGAACACGCCGGCATCGGCCTCGGAAACCCAGCAGCCGCCCCGCAGGAGGGCATAGCCGGACCAATCGCATGCGCCATCAGGGCGCCAGCCCATACCTTTTTCCATGGAAGGGAAGGGGGCTACGGTCAATGAAATGGAGTCAGCTGCGATCTGGCCGGTCAGGCCCTCTTCGTTGCCCTGGACGTCATCGAAGATCCAGCTGTATGCATTGCCGGCGAAGTCATAGATTCGTTCGCCATTGGAGAGCTCATGCCAGCGGCGCTCTTCCGGATCCGGGGATTCAAAGTCGCCAGGCTGAGCTTCTGACACGGTGCCCTTGTGCAGCCCCTGGTAGATCGATCCTTCACCGACCTTGCCGCCCGTCCAGTTGATGTCCTGGTTGGCAATGTCGTGGGCGATAGCCAGGGCTTGCAGTTCGGAGAGCAACTTGTAACCTGACTGCTCACAGGCCTTGCGGGCATCGTGGTAGTTGATCTCGGTCCAGGGCTCGCTGGCGGCATTGATCTGCGGAACATCTGCAGGGCCGTGGGATGCCAGGTATTGCCCAACCTGGAATGTGGGCACCACCGTGCCATTGGGCAGCGTCGTCTCGGGAATGGAGATGAAGAGGTTATTTTCCAATACGTTGCCCGTGATCTTTTTGAAAAGGTCAGAGGCCAGCACTGGATATTCCGCTTTGCATGATTCGGCATACGCGATGACTGCAGGGATAGCGTGGCTGTCATGAGTCAGATCAAGCACAAAGTAATCGCACCCATGGTGCTTTTCTCCGGGCGCGTGTCCGCCATCGATGCGCTGGACAGAAAATTTATTGAAAAGACCTTGCTCATGTGGATTCATCAGTTTTTCTCCAATCAGTGGCGCGTTGCGCATTTAGAAACAAGTTCACAAAGGGCTTCCGGCGTATGGCGTTTGCCCAGGAAGACGTTGCGGTCAGGCATGCATCGATAAAGAAGAAAGGTTTCGCCCTTTTTCACGACGAACATGTTGTGCTTCTCTGCGATTTGGCGAGCTTCTTTGAGCTGCCTCCTGTCTTGAGGAGCTTTTATGAGGGAGCTCATTCTTCGGCCTCCTTTGTTTTGTCTGGTGTCCACCGGATGATCCATTCGATAAATGCCAAAAACCCAGCGACTGCAGAGCAGCCGAGCGCGCCAAGAAATGCCTCGTGATTGCTTTCGTGATTCGCCACGACCATCAGGACAAAACCAAAAACGCCTAGCACAACGGCATCGCAAAGCAGGACGAGGCGAAGGGTGCGGCGGTTCATCACATCCTCACGAAGAGCCAGCTGACGATAGCCACGACAGCGGCAATCAGCATGACGGTCTTGAATGAAGGGCCGTAGCCGGTGTCCTCTTCCCAAAGAATCGGAAGGCCTGCGGTATGGCGCATGTAGTTAGCTTCCCTGATGGACCGGGGGAAGCGCAACTGGTGCGGGTGTGTCCTCATTTGGAACCTCCTGCAGAAAAAACGGCGACGCTGATGATCAAGAACAGGCAGGCGACCCATGCTTGAAACTCGTTGTCTTCTGTGAGCCTGGTGCGGAATTTCAGATTGATTTTGTCGATTCCCCAATCAAGAACCACGGGCACGAAGATGCAGGCAGCGGTCGCCGCGGCTGAAATGAGAAGGGCGCGGATCATTCCAGGTCCTCCCAGTAGCCGCGCGTGGATTTGATGTCCAGATAGACCAGATAGACAGCTGCCATGGTGGCAATGACGTAGACGCCGACACCATTGATGCCAAAAGGCTCACCCGTCAGATGGTCAATGAACCAAGTCAGGGTGAAGACGCAGGTCCCGATCAAGCACGACAGCAGAAAATTGATGAGGATTTTCATGGGCAATCCTTGTCTTGTTTGTGAATCGGGCCACCGCTCACGCGGCGACCCGGGACCGGGGACCAGAGACCATTACTTGGTGCAGCGGAAGCCGACAACGTCGCTGCCGCTGACTGGCCAGCCGCCGCCGAGACGGAACACGCCGGCATTGGCCTCGGAACACCAGTAGCCGCCCCGCATGAGGGCAACGCCGGACCAATCGCATGCGCCATCAGGGCGCCAGCCCATACCTTTTTCCATGGAAGGGAAGGGGGCTACGGTCAATGAAATGGAGTCAGCTGCGATCTGGCCGGTCAGGCCCTCTTCGTTGCCCTGGACGTCATCGAAGATCCAGCTGTATGCATTGCCGGCGAAGTCATAGATTCGTTCGCCATTGGAGAGCTCATGCCAGCGGCGCTCTTCCGGATCCGGGGATTCAAAGTCGCCAGGCTGAGCTTCTGACACGGTGCCCTTGTGCAGCCCCTGGTAGATCGATCCTTCACCGACCTTGCCGCCCGTCCAGTTGATGTCCTGGTTGGCAATGTCGTGGGCGATAGCCAGGGCTTGCAGTTCGGAGAGCAACTTGTAACCTGACTGCTCACAGGCCTTGCGGGCATCGTGGTAGTTGATCTCGGTCCAGGGCTCGCTGGCGGCATTGATCTGCGGAACATCTGCAGGGCCGTGGGATGCCAGGTATTGCCCAACCTGGAATGTGGGCACCACCGTGCCATTGGGCAGCGTCGTCTCGGGAACGGTGATGAATTGGTCTTCGGTGAGGGAATCAGCTTGTACAGCGCGTTGCGGTGCGTTCATGGTGGGCTCCTCGTCGGTTTTGTTGGCCCAATTTGATTGGGTTGTAGAATTCAACCATAGGTTGATTATGACTGTCAACTATAAGTTGAATTTGTGATAAATTCAACTTAAGCTCAGACCGCGAGGCGAAAAAATAGCCGCATCGGCGGCCTATTTCAGGAAGGGGCGAAAGGAGGTATGGTTATGAAATGTTATACAACGCTATTGCGAGGACCAATTACTGAGTGGGATTTGGTGGCAAGGGAAAATTCATCCGCCTTAGAGGAATCATTGACAAGTCAATTCCTTATTGAGACTGCTCATGATGGCATTCCAACTAAGAGACTTGAAGAAGGAATGCCATTGGTGAGGTGCGATGAAGCGGTGGCCAGTCCCGTTACGCCAAACTGGAACAACCGTACCGGCGAGTCCTACCTTTGATGCGCAAACCTGGAGCGCCAAGATTGCCTCCTTCTGATCCTGTTCGGGCTTTGATCCGAACGATGATTCAAGTGGAACAATGACAAGGTTTACCCCTTGTTCACGAATGTGTGCGATTTTGAAAGTGGCCAATATTAATTACTTGGTTGGCCAATCGCCACGATCAATAACCTTTTCGTGAGATACCATTTCAAGCCAGGTTCTATAGGATGGGCCAGCGACAATTAACACGATGGTTAGGTAAACCCACCAAGGAAAAGAAGAGGAAACATAATAATAAAAGGCTGCAGCGCAGGCACTCCCGAATGCCATCGCATATAACGCCAGCTTTTCCGAACCCTTTATTTGTTTTGCCACAGTATTCCATGGGTAAAGTTTAATTACAGGTGCCAACTTAAGCTTGATTCAAATTAGGTTGAAAGGAAAAAAAGCAATTTCCGCTTTTGGCTTGGATCTATCCGGGCGCCGACGCCGGTATTTAACCGGAAGCTTTATGATTTCCGCTTTTAGTGTTGTTGGAATGGCTCTCTAGGAAAGTCGCTCTAGCAACTTTGGTTCCTGCATGAAGAGCTCTTCGGCCTTCCTGATCTAATTCCTGCATCCACATCACAACTTCAGAGATGTACCTGTCTTCAATGTCCCCCACCAAATAGCCGATAGTGCATTTCAGAAATTGCGCGGCATGCATCAAGTTATCAAACGTAGGATTGCCGTCGCCTCGCGCCCATTTGCTTACTGCCTCATTAGAGACTTGTAGGGCGGCTGCAAGATCAGTCTGATTCTTATTGATCGCTTTAAGTCTGATCTTTAATCGCTCGCCGAAGATTTTGATTTTTTTCATGCAATTAGCTTCTACCGTGAGTGCGATAATTTCCAGTAACTACAAGTTGAAAAATCAACTTGCAATTGAAATCAACTTATGGTTGAATCTTGAACTTATGAAGAACGCAATCCAAATCGCAATTGACCTAGTCGGTCTCAGCGCTATCGCTGCGGCTTATGAGCCTCCTATTTCGCCCCAAGCGGTTCACAAATGGATCGAAAAAGGCGTCCCGGCTGATAGGTGCCGTGTGATCGAAGAGATCACCAATGGCTCAATAACACGAGCCATGCTTCGTCCTGAACTGTTTGGTGAAGAAGCCGCATGAGTCCAAGCGTGCGCTTCTGGCACTGATAAATGCTGAAAAACAGCGATAGAAATTACTCTCGAGGGTTATCAGTCGTGAACACTCAAAACAAGCAATTCACCCTGGAATTCGAACCTGGATTGACTGAGCGCTACCGGAATGTGCGGGATGTGGTTGCTGCTGGCGTTTATCAGCGGGGACTGAAGCGCGTGGCAGGAGATCTCGACATAGCGCCTGGAAATTTATCCTGCATGCTCAATGACGACAGCCAGCGCAAGTTGGGGACTGATGACCTAGAGAACTACATACAGACTCAAAAGGATCTGACACCCATCTATTATCTCATCGCCAGATATTTGGGTGACCAGGGCGGCACTGAGGCCGCAACGCTTAAACGTGTTGAAAATTTGCTTTCGGAGGTGACCGCTTTGATTGGCCAAGCGCCGATCAAAAAACAGCGCAAATAAGGCCAGCACACGTCACCGATCAGAAGCAAAGGTCAAAAAATGAAAAATAATGTAGCGCTTCACACCACCAGCAACGAAATTTCCTTTATCAACGGACTTTCGCTTGCTTCCCTGAAAGCGTACGTTGCCGCGATCAGATTGAGAAAAGAATGGGGAGGGTTAGATCGACGGGCAATTGTTCTTCATTGTAACGAGCGGATTAGCGCTCTCGAATCTTCCAGCAAGCGCAGCTGATGATCGACTTCAAGGCCATAGCATCCAGGGCGTTGGCTATCGCTGATAGCCTGCTTGCGCAATGGTTGCCCGATGGTCGCCGTGACGGCCATGAATGGAAAGCCAGAAACCCCACGCGCTCAGATAGCAAAATCGGCAGTTTCTCGATCAATATCGTCACCGGAGCTTGGGCAGACTTTGCCACTGGTGACAAAGGTGGCGATCTCGTCGCGCTCTATGCATACCTCTTCACCGATGGGGATCAAGGAAAAGCTGCCAAAGAGTTGGCTGATATTTTTGGTCTCAATCACAATGCTTCCCCTGGCGAAAACCGGGCGTACATTCCGTCTACGCAGGCGGCTCCCAAGGTCTCAGACGTTCCAAAGAAAAGAACACTTTGGGCCCCCGTCCTGCCGGCACCCCATGAAAATCTGATTCCCATCGCCCATCCCAAGCGGGGCACCCCCGAGAAGGTTTGGACTTATCGCGATTTTGATGGTCGCCTTTTGGGGGTCGTTTACAGATTCCGCACATCTGATGGTGGTAAAGAGGTCCTTCCGTTGTGCTGGGCCCGACACGAAACATCGGGGCAGGAAATGTGGCGCTGGATGGCGTTCCCTGAACCACGTCCGCTTTATGGTCTGAATCGGCTTACTGCGAAGCCAGATGCGACGCTCCTGATAGTTGAGGGGGAGAAATGCGCGGATGTCGCCAATGAGCACCTACCTGAGCTTGCCAGCCTCAGTTGGCCAGGTGGTGGAAAAGCGGTAGTGAAAGCCAATTGGGCGGTCCTGCAGGAGCGCCGGGTCAAAAAGGCCATCATCTGGCCTGATTGCGACGCGCAGCTTTACAAAGACACCCAGGTGCTTCTTCCTGAAAACGAGCAGCCAGGGATGGCGGCAGCGGGAAAAATCGCCGAGCAACTACTCTCCATAGGCTTTAAGGTTTGGATTGTTGATATCCCAAAACCGGGCGAGAAGCCATCTGGTTGGGATATTGCCGATGCTACTGAAGAAGGCCTGACCGGTGATCGGCTGGCTGAATATGTACGAACCAAAGCTCGTCAACTCAGTTCCGTCTACACATATTCATCTTCTGCAGTCGATAGGCATTTGTCCGCTACCCGAGCTGGCGCGGGCAAAGAGGAGGAAGGGCCGAAGCTACTTTGGCGCAAGGGCGAGATCGTCGCCTGCCTGGCAAACATTCGTGACATTTTGGCCAGCTCCCCGGAATGGAATGGAGTAGTGGCATTCAATGAATTCTCGCAGCGCACGGTAAAACTGCGTCCCCCACCTTTCGATGCTGGACAAGCCGGCGAGTGGGATGCAACTGACGATTCAAAAACGGCGATTGCCTTGACACGATCGCACGCTCTCACTCCTTCTTCTGCCATGGTGGCTGAAGCCATTGAGGTATTAGCTCGGGAAAATACGTTTCATCCTGTCCGCGATTGGTTGCGCAGCCTCCTAAAATGGGACGGCGTTCCTCGGACAGAGGAATGGCTGTCGGATTATGTTGGCGCCGATCGAACTCCTTACACGATGTGCGTAGGGCGCTTCTATCTGACGGCGATGGTGGCCCGTGTTATGCGGCCTGGTGTGAAGTTTGACTATTGCCTCGTTCTTGAGGGTCTGCAGGGGAAGGGGAAAAGCTCTGTTTTTGCAATTCTTGGCGGCGAATGGTACGGCGACACTGACTTGGATCTTCAGAACAAGGATTCAATGTCGTCGCTGGTTGGCAAGTGGTGCTATGAATTCCCGGAGTTAGGGGCTTTGGCAAAATCAGAATCCACCCGCCAAAAATCTTTCCTGTCCCGCCAGGCTGACGATTTTCGTCCAGTCTACGGACGCCGCAATGTCCGCTGTTTGCGTCAAACGGTTTTTGGGGGCACCACCAACGAGTGGGAATGGAACAAGGATCCTACTGGCGGCCGTCGCTTTTGGCCGGTCGAGGTCAAGGGTGAAATCAATCTGGAAGGGCTCAAGAGTGCTCGGGACCAATTGTTCGCCGAAGCGCTTCATCTTTTTGAGTCTGGCGAGCGTTTCTGGCCCACGGCGGAGCAGCAAAAAACCCTGTTCGATCCTGAGCAAATCAAGATCGAGCAACCAGAAAGCTTGGTCGATGCACTGCATGACTGGGTCTATTCGCAAGTGTCTGCGTTTTCTATTGCCACCGCTGTCATGGATGGTCTGAAGCTGGATGCATCAAAACTTACCCGGGATTTGACGACGCGAGTAGGGATCGCTTTGCGAAAGCTCGGTTGCACCAAAGTAGAGCGCAGGAATGGAATGGTACGGTATTGGTACGAGCCGCCACAGAAATCGGCATGGTCAACGACCACATCGCCTGCGCAGCCCGAGTCGGGGGAGGATGTTCATGTGCCTTTTTGACTCAATTCCTTCCCAACCTATTCCTAACCTTTGGGCAAGGTTGGGAACCCTGAAAGCCGCATGGAAAGGGCTTCTTCCCAACCTTCCTAACCTTCCCAACCTTTTTCCACGCACATGCGCGTACACACGCACGCGTGCGCGCACGCGCCCCCACACAGGTAATTTCAGGTTAGGAAGGTTAGGAAGGTTGGGAAGATCAAGCATCGGCGCGGGTTTGGGCTTTCCCAACCTTTGTGGAAGGTGGGGAACAGGTTGGGAATATGGCAAATCCTAACCAGGGGAACCTGAGAGAGGCGATGCCCTTGGTCACGGCCTGGATCGATGATCTCCGTGTCGCGTTCGGACGGGAGGTAATCGACAACGCAATTAAAGCTGGCCTGCGAGGGGAGCCCCGCTTTTGGGCATCGGAAAACGGAATCACGATTGGAACCAAGGTGTTCCCGGGGGCGGTCAATGGATGACGAAAGGACGGCCCGGGAAAGCTCTCGGGCATTGCCAACACATATGTACGGAGATCCGGCCGACGTGTTGGAGCGGACTCAAATGAACCAGCTGGGGTGCCGGGCTTGTTCGCGGATGGTAATGGTTTGCGGTCGGCGTTGTTGTGGAGAGCGCCGGAACATTGAACAAAAGGGTTTCCCATCCATTGGCTGGAACTGTCGATGGTTCGTGGAATTAACGGGACAGAGGAACGGGGGTATCTGATGCAAGAAGCGCAAGTGGTTCGAACGCAAAAACGACCCTCTGGTCATCACTACAACCGGCGGGCATTGGAACTCGCACAGGAATGGCTTCCCTGGCTGGAGACAAGAAAATTCATGGCACCCCCTCCTGTGATGGGTGTTCTGGGTCGCCTTACGCACATTTCCAGTGGCCGTCAGCCAAACGCGGGGATGTCTGCAGAGATGGCGGCGTTCCATTTGGCTGTGGTGAGCCTGGAGGTGGGGTATTTGATTCCTTTCCTCGATGTATACGTCCAGAGCTTTCCTGATCCAGTAAAGAGCCTGCTCGCCGAGATCGGGCTGACCGATCGAAGTGCTTTTTACTACCGGGCCCACAAGGCTGCGGGCGATGTGGTCAAAACCACCAATAGACTATTGGAGATGAACAGTGCGGTCAGGGCTGAAACGAAAGACGCCTATTAAATGTAGGAAATTTTTCCTACAAAATAGTTTCCTACAAAACACCCAGTTTTCTGTATGCTTCTGGCTATCGTGGTGTGAAACACACCCCTGAAAAACAAGCCCGCTTCCGCGGGCATTTTTTTTGCCGGCAGCGACGGCACCCCACCGCCGGGGTTTGGGGCAAAAAACCGGCAGGCCGTGACGTAATGGATAGGTCGATCCTTACCTCCTCAAGGGTTTCTTCGGCCACGGGCGCGGTCTTTATTTGCGAGGCGAAAAGTGCTGAACATTTCGATTCGCACGAACATCAAGCAGATCAGTAAAAATTTGACTGACCTGGCGTACAGGCAGCTTCCCTTTGCTCAGGCCCAAGCCGTGACGGCTTTGGCCAAGAGAGTGCGCGATGTGGAGGTTGCTGGAATCAAGCAAACATTCCCGACCGCGACACCATTCACTCTCAAGTCGGTTGGGGTAAAGCCCGCACGTAAGGATGATCCGACGGCCATCATTTTTGTCAAAGACATAGCGGCTCAGTACCTGCAGCCGTTTGAAACTGGTGGGGCGCATTTCCTTGGCGGGAAGAAGGGGTTGTTGGTCCCGATTGATCAGGCGGTCAATAAGTATGGCAATTTGCCGCGGGATGCGCTGAAATCTTTGAAGGGCAGACCGGATGTGTTCATTGGACCGGTAAAGACTAAAGCCGGGATCGTTAATGGGGTGTGGCAGCGCGTAGCCACATCAAGGAATTCCAGCATGGTTAACCAGCATGGCAAGCTGAAAAAACTGCGCAAGCTCAACACCACTGGTCGTTTGAAGCTGCTCATCAGGTTCAAAGATCCTCAGCCAGTGAAGCAACACATGGGATGGGGATCGAAGGCGCAGGCCGCTGTGAACAAATGGTGGCGCATTGAGTTTGGGAAAGCCATGGCAAAGGCCATTACCACAGCGACGTGACCGGCCTTTCCCAAAGGGTCCTTCCACAAGGTAAAAACCCCGCGGGCATTGCGCGCCGCTTTTGTTTTCTAGC